AGGTAGCAGCCGTAAGCACTACGGTGTTACCTAACGGAGTGAAGGCTGCTGATACGCTCATTGTACGGTTTCTTCCTTTGGTTGCTCTGAAGGCGGAACTTGCGGATCAGCTTGCTCTTTAATCTTTGATAAAAGCACCCAAGCACCAGTCTTGGTTGGCAATTCGCCTAAAGTTTGCAAGATGTAATTCACATCGTTCACATCTAAAGTTAATTTAATTTCCATCTTTATCCCCTAAAAAATTACTTGTTAATTGCTGCGGTAAACGGTGTTAAATCATTAGAACCGTAATACTCTGCACCTTTAGCTACTTGAATCTCCAAGTGAGCCTTGTTGCGAGCAATGGTCTCAGTCCACTCTGCGTCTGTAGTGTTTTCTGGCTTTTCGCCATTGATGAGGTTTACAGAGTCCATAGCTGCTTTATAGTCTTGTGCTACTTGTTGTTCGTGAGTTAATTCCATTTTATGCTCCTAATTTAGCTTCTAAAGCGGTTACTTTTGCGTTAAGTTCTTTTACTGCGTTAATTAAATGCCATGTAATATTTGTAGTATCTACAGACATTACGCCAGTAGATTCTGTTTTTACGCAGTCAGGCAATATTTCTGCAAGTTCTTGGGCGATTGCGCCTAATTGAACTCCTGTGATATTGATAGCGTTAGATTGTGGCAAATCAGTAACTTCTTCAGGAAGACGATACTCAAAGTTACGCACTTGAATTGCCGTAATTGCAGAAAGACCTACTGTGTTATCTACAATATTTTTCTTTAATCTGCGGTCAGAAGAAACAGACCATGCAGCAGAGTTATTTCCTTGATATACGCCACCACCGTTAGCCCAAATGTACCCAGTACTTGCACCTTTACCAGTTGTTCCGCCAGCGGTACAAATAAGAATTTCATTGCTTACACTAGAAGACGATGCGCCACTATTATTACCAATGTAAACGCTATTTGTTCCTGTAGTGACAATAGTTCCAGAGCCCGTACCCAAACAAGTTAAAGCAGAACCAGTAGTAACTTGTTGACCAGATTGCAAACCAATAAATGTGCAATTATCACCGCTTGTTTTGGTAAGTCCAGCTTGATACCCTATGGCAACTAAGTTGTTTGCAGTACAATTATAACCAGCTTGATAACCTACTGCGGTGTTGTTACCTGTGGTGGTGTTTGAGTAAAGTGCTGCCCAGCCTAATGCCGTGTTGTAATTACCAGTTGTATTTGTTTTAAGTGAAGCATTACCACAAGCAGTATTAAAACTACCTGTTGTATTGGAATTCATTGATGTGCCTTGATTATAGCCACCACCAATCGCCACATTTTCTTGACCAGTTGTATTAGCAGAAAGGGCTTGAATACCAACTGCTACACAGCCATTTCCTGTTGTATTAGCATATAAAGCCTGTTGTCCAACGCTTGTATTACTAATTCCTGTTGTATTGGAATAAGATGATTGATAACCTACTGCTGTATTGTTAGATGCGGTGGTGTTTGACTGTAAAGCCTGCCTACCAATGGCTGTGTTTGAACCGCCAGTTGTATTGTTTGCAAGAGAAACACTCCCAATACTTGTATTATTTGAACCAGTTGTATTTGCCGATAAAGCAAAATCACCTACGGCAAGATTAGTTGCTCCTGAAGTATTTACATTTAAAGTGTTGTAGCCAATAGCGGTATTTTCATTGCCAGTATTAGAGCCAGCCAAAGCACCTACGCCAAATGCTGAATTATAAGTTCCTGAACCATTAACACCCCTACCAACAGTAAGACCTGATATAGAAGCGTCATTAGTAACGGTTAAAGCAGTTGTGCTGACATTGGATAAACCGACTAAGCTAGTAGTGGTATTCCCTAATCCTACGGTGCTAGTACCAATAGTGACTTGGGTATTAAAGTTGGCATCCAGTTGCGATAACGGTATCGAAGTTGTTGCCGTTGCGAATGTATAGGGTACACCCATGTTAGAACCTCACTCTCAATTCATGTTCAAATTCAAAACCGTTGTAAATAAAGCCAGCGCTATTGGATGTTACTGTAAGTCCAAGGTATTTTCCATAGTTTGAAGCGTCAGATTTAAACAGTTGGTAGCCACTGGCATCCCAACCTACAACAGCACTTGCGTTGTTAATCCAAGAAATTACTACAAAATTATTGTTAGTCCAAGAAATCAAACTGGACAAATCATTTAATGGTTCAGACACCGATTCAGTATCAATTGATGCAGTCAAAGTTACTGCGGTATTACTGTTTGTTGCTTCAATCGCTGCCTTTGTTGCTTGCTTAGTACGGATAGGATCACCCATCGGCATCAATGCAGTTTGTATAATGCTACTAATCGAGCTAGTACTGTTAGCATATAACTGATACAAAGCATTAGTTCTTGTGCCAAATAGCGTCAGTTTTCCACCTACAGGCACATAAGTGATGTAAGCAAGGTCGTTTCCTTGGCTAGTAATAAACCATTTTTTCTCAAAAAAGACGGCTTGCACATAACGATAGCTTTGTGTGAACTGAGCATCGTAATATCTAAAGTTAAATGCAGCGCACAAAATATTGTTAATCAGTACTTGTCCAGCGTAAACAGGACTAGAAAAGTCAATATTAGGGAAAATACCATCCAAAGCATCTGAGATCTTGGAAGTGGTAGAACCAACTAACGCATAAACACCGTAGTCATTCATAAATAAAACTGAACGGAAATACGGGAAAATGGCATCTGGGCGCTTAGAACCAACGGATGCGCTCACATTGGTGTTGGTAAATAGGGTTATCCCTGATGAATTAACAACTACATCGGAGAATACATTGATGGAATCATCGCCAAAAATGTACAAAAAGTTGTTAGCGGATAGCAGTTGGATGATGTTTCCGTGTAGCGTACTGTCAGTTAGTGTCACAGCACCCGCTGAAACGCTTGTAAAGTCGCTATATTCACCCGCAGCAGAGTAGGTGACAGTTCGCCCTGTTGCCACCCAAACACGCCCTGAGAAGGTCGCTATTGCGTTATTGGTTTGAGTGTTTACTACACCTGAGAGCTTAGCAGCAGTTGTTGCACCGCCACCTGAAATACTGACCACTAAATTGGCAGTATTGGTGTATCCAGTACCAGGGTTTGTCATTACCACTTGAGTTACGGTATTGCCTGAAATAATGGCAGTTCCCGCAGCTCCCGTACCACCACCTCCTGTAATGGACACTACGGTATTGGAAGCATTGATGTACCCTGCGCCACCATCAATTACGCTAATTGTGACAGTGCCAGTAGCAAAAGTTTGGATGCCAGCAATCGCTGTAGCACCATTGCCACCACCACCAGAAAGGGTTACGGTCAAGTTTGCAGCGTTGGTATAGCCTGTACCACCGACTACAAGGCTAACTGATCCCACATTAGAACCGCCAGATACCAAAGAAGCTGTAGCGTTAGCCTGTACACCGCCAGTTTGATCTGGACCTGAAATCACCACATTTGGTGCAGAAGTGTAGCCTGATCCTGGGTTGGTAATCGCAATAACGCCAACTGCACCGATTGTGACAGTGTTATTTCCATCCCATGAAAACATCCCTTTGTTGACATCAATAACTAACATTCTGTCGTTGTACCATTGAGTAGCGTTTACCCCTGATCCGCTAAAAGTGCCAGCAGATGCCACATTGCCAAAAGTATTGTCTTGAATACGGTAATACTGAGCAGATCCATCCGATTGAAAAGCAATCACATAGTCATTTAAGCCTATGTTCATGGAAGTCAAATAAGTGACCGTATTAGAAAAAGTAACTGTAGCGTTAGCAATTTGTACAGGATTGCTGTTAGAAACAATCTTGGCGTTAGCGTAGCCAATTGGCTGAATGTTCTCAATCCAAGAAAACTCAGTTTCATCAATAGCTGTGCGGTTAGCTTTAGTGTTAAGCCCTTTAAATTGCTTAACAACTTGGTACGATTTTTTCTGTTCCGCAGCAGCCATGTCTTAATATGGACTTGAGTAAACGCTAGGCACTCTACGGGTAAATACCGTATTGAGTACTGATTGAGCGTGTTTGTTATATTCCTGTTTAAAAATCTCTGCTTCACCAAAACTCTGCTCGTAATACTTAGCAAGGTAGGCAGCATAGAATTGCACAGGGGTGAAGTAAGGATCTGTGATGGTATCTGTCGTGGTAGATGCGTTTAATGACAAAGGATTAGGCAAGACTACGCAGTCAATCTCCAATTGATAGACTTGATCGGGTACTGGACCTATGTAAATTTGTCCTTGACCATAAATACTAAAGCACAATGGTCTGCCAATGTAGTTTTGCCAAAAACGCAATCTAGCGTTGAAATCTGACCAAGGTAAATAATCAAGCGGTACACGAGTGTTTCCCCAGTACAGGTTGATATTGATAATATCTAAAATGGTGTTGCCAGAACTAGGCGTAAGTGGGCTAGATCCGACTAAATTAGTTAATGCTGCATACGAAATATTCTCCGCATTACCGACATATTGCAAAGATGCTGTGCCATCTGCAAAAGGTGTGCTTGGAGGATAGTTGTTGTAATTGTTTTGTGTTGCTTGAGGGTATGGAGGAGCAGAAGATCCTGAAGTACCACTCGTAACATATTGATAAATATAAATATTACTAAATACAAATTGCCCAGAAGTGACGGCAGTATTAGCTACCCATTGTGTAGGGTATGCTGGTGATGCGCCATTTGCTGTAGCTGTTGGTGCGACCTGACAAGGTACTTGCGTAACAATAACTTCACGCAAAGCGCCTGTATCTCGTACTGTTCGCTCCCGTGCTTCGTTAATGTAATCAGTTAACTGTTGGTCAGTGTAAAAGTTTGCATTAGCATCGTGGAGCAATCTACGAACTTGTGTGATGTAGCTCGATAAGGTTGCCATTTACGATCCATAGTTCATGCTACCGCCTGAAGGACTTTTCCCCTTACCCGCTTTTCAGCAGGTAGGGGTACTCTTTCCACCAACGGGGATAACGATTGGTTCTTTTTGGGTGCTTCGGTGGAGAACTCCCACTGAGAAAGGATCTCTAAACCCTTTTCTAAGTCGTTACGGGAGATCACCCATCCTAGCCTAGCCAAATACGGTTCTTTGTCATCTTCTCCGTAACCAAATACATGACGAGCTACATTGAGGGGAATCTCTACAGTTTCACCCTTTTTAAACTCATAAAACACACCACCATAACCATCGGTGAGCTTTTTATCAGAATTGTTAGTTACGAAGATAGTTGACATATTAGAAACTCACTACATCGCCATATACGGCAATGGTTGCAGTGTTAGCGACATTACCGCTACCAGTGTTCACATTGACATACAGAGCTTGGGTTGTAAAACCAGTAATAGCAGAACTGCTGTTATACGGACTTGCAATTGTAAGGTCTTG